TAATGGTTGGCGGCAGTAGACGAACCCAATGCATTCTGGGGAACCTCGTCGAGAGTTACCGCACACGAAGCCTTAGCTTGTGTATCTTTATACAAGATGTTATGGACACCCTGGATATACAAAGCATCAATCTGGGAGACCTTTTGACCTCCGATCCAAAGTTGGAATTCAGTAGTAGTGGATTCATCCTTATCGAAGAAACCTGTATTGGCGTTACCGACACCACCGATGTTTTCGGCTTCGATCCACACATAGCTTAGGAGATCACCCTTAGATTTGATTGGTATAGTAACTTCGTTACCACTCGCGAAGGTACCGATGTAATCGAGCCTTTCTGGCTTGATGCTAAAGTTGGTGTGCCTCTTGTAGTTTTGACGGAAAAAACTGACTTCGGGTTGACCTGTGATATAAACATCCTGGGCACCCACTGAAACGAGGTCAATTAAAGCAGCTGACATTTATTAGTAAATGATATTAAAATTTTAGCTCATTGTATACATAACAGGAGATGGGTGTAGAATTTCAGGCATTGACTTGGGAAGCAGTAGACACGGACGAAGAGCATTTAGTAAGTATATTTGGAAAAGCTGAGGATGGGAGGTCGGTGTGTGTGACTACAGCATTCACACCTTACTTTTTTATCAAACTCCCTGAGCGTACTACTCAGCAAACGATACAGGAGATATACGGTGTCATCGATAAAAAGTGTCCCGAATGTCTGGTTTCATACACTATTATGAAATCAAAAGATGTATGGGGTTTTCAAAATAATAAAGAGTTTGGGTTCATGAAAATCGATTTCAAAAATCTCGCGAGTCGACGCCGAGTGGACTACTTCCTGAAAAATCATATTCAACTTTCTACTGGTACGCAAAGAATGAAAGTGTATGAATCTAATCTCGATCCAGTTCTCCGCCTGATGCATAGGACTGGTATTCAATCGACAGGTTGGTTGAAGACGGGTGATAATTGTGTCCGTTCTCATCTCGCCAATGTAGATGTTGATCTATTTTGCACCGATTGGAGAACCCTTTCACCCGTTGCACGCGACGACATTGCACCATTTGTTGTAGCTTCATTCGATATTGAGTGTAATAGTTCTACTGGAAAGTTTCCCGACCCAAACGTGCGAGGTGATGCATGTTTTCAAATTGCGATTTCGTTATGCAAGTTTGGTACCGATGAACCGTACGATAAGACGTGTCTCTGTTACAAGCAGACTGACCCCAAATTAGATGGTTCAAATATCATAAGTTTTAATACGGAAAAGGAACTACTTGAAGCGTTCCAAAAATATATTCACGAGAAGGACGTGGATATAATGACCGGATGGAACATTTTCGGGTTTGATCTTAATTATATTTATACGCGGGCGTATATGACTGGTTGTAACCCAGAGTTTTTCAAACTTGGTAAACTGAGAAATCAAAACTGTGAAATATCCATAAAAAAATTGAGTTCGAGTGCATTAGGGGACAATGTATTGAAGTTACTCCCCATGTCTGGTCGTTTCATTTTCGATTTGTTTCACGAAGTAAAAAAGGGATATAAGCTTGACTCATACAGTCTTAACAATGTATCCAAGTTATATCTAGGAGATCAGAAAATTGATATGTCACCGAAAGAAATGTTTGCTCGGTATGTAGAAGGTGACCCTGTGAGGTTGCGAGAAGTGGCTGAATACTGTATCAAGGATACTTTACTACCACATAAACTCATGAAAAAGATGTGTATTCTTCTCAACCTTATAGAGATGGCTAAAGCAACCTGGGTACCCTTATGCTTCTTGGTTGAACGGGGGCAACAGATCAAAGTGTTTAGTCAACTCACCAAGAAGTCGCGGGAAATGGGGTTCATGGTACCAACGATTCGTTACGGACAGTTACCGGAAGAACAATACGAGGGTGCGACGGTACTGGAAGCCCAGAAAGGTGCGTATTACACACCAATCACAGCCCTTGATTTCGAAGCCCTGTACCCTTCAATCATGATGGCTCACAATCTATGTTATTCTTCGTATGTTATGAATGACAAGGATTATGGAAACATACCTGGGGTAACATATGAGACGTTTAAGATTGGTGATAAAACCTATAAATTCGCACAAGACGTTCCAAGTCTACTACCTAGTATTCTTTTAGAGCTTAAACAATTTCGTAAGAAGGCTAAACGAGATATGGCTGCGGCAACCGGGTCCATGAAGGAAGTTTATAACGGTAAACAATTAGCCTATAAGATATCTATGAACTCCGTATACGGTTTCACGGGTGCCGGAAAAGGTATCTTACCATGTGTACCTATCGCATCTACTACAACGTATAGGGGTCGTGGGATGATCGAAGAGACTAAGAATTATGTTGAGGAAAACTTCCCTGGTGCAAAAGTAAGGTATGGTGATACAGATTCGGTCATGGTTGAGTTTGACGTCGGCGACCGCAAAGGTGTAGAAGCGATCGAATATAGTTGGGAGGTTGGGGAACGGGCGGCGGAGGAATGCAGTGCTCTTTTCAAAAAACCGAACAATCTCGAGCTCGAAAAGGTATACTGGCCGTATTTTTTATATTCGAAAAAGAGATACGCCGCGAAGTTATGGACAAAGGGGAAGGATGGAAACATGAATATGGATTACATAGATGTTAAGGGTCTTCAACTCGTGAGGCGAGATAACACTCCTCACATGAGAGAAGTCTGTAAGGAATTGTTAGACGTAGTATTAACTTCTGGTGATACCGGTCCACCAAAAGAATTAGCGAAGGAGCGAGCAATTGAACTCCTTTCCGGTGATATACCGAATGAAAAACTGATTTTGAGCCAGGGACTCTCAGATAGTTATAAAGTTGACGGAAGATCTGTATCTATAACAAGTCCAGAGAGCTGCAATATCAACCAAGCTCACGTACAAGTAGTTAACAAAATGAGAATGCGTAAACCTGGGTCAGAGCCACAATCGGGTGATAGAGTACCGTATTTACTTACAGATACGGGCAATTCCAAAGCAAAAGCATTTGAAAAATCGGAAGATCCCAAATATGTAGAAGAAAATAACATTCCAGTTGATTACAAATATTACTTCATTAATAAGTTTCTGAATCCCGTGTGTGATTTATTAGATCCACTGTTTGAAAATACTAAACAGGAAATTTTCGGTGATCTCATTAACCAATGTAAACCACCACCAAAAAAACGCGAACCCGCGTTAAGCACGATGAAAAAAGCGGATCTTATAGAGGAATGTAAAAAACGCGGACTAGATTGTGAGGGTAAATCTGCGGATCTGAAAGAGAGAATTAAGTTTGCCCGTGTAGAACATGAAGAGAGTGTTGAAGATCTATTTAAAAAATACGAACATGAACAAAGTAAGTCATGAGTTATCAAGAAAGAATTATTGAAGTATTTGAAGAAGAGTTCAAACTTCGGGTCGATGGTATGATGACAGAGTTTGCAGAAATTATTTCTAAAAAACACCAGATATCCTTGGAATTACTGCTAAGAGATATTCCACTCCTGTCTCCCACCGCGGTTTGCAGGGGTACAAAACCGGATGGTTCTAGATGTACTTTCAAAGGTATTCATGATGGCTATTGTGGTAAACATAAAAGACAAGGAAATCGAATAAAACAGAGATTTCATGATAGTCATGACGGTCATAATCACGGACCAGGATTATCATATGTTGTTGGATGTCAAGGATGTGAAAAATCTTTTTCTTCGAAACAACTTATAGATTTGAATTCTATAATGGGTAATGAGTAAATTCAGTATTCTACTAACATCCATAAATAATTTTTACAGTGAAGAAGACAATAGGTCCAAATTAATGAATATACTAGATAAGACGAGTGGCATTTCATTGAGAAATTTGGAATGGTTCATCACCAATTACGCAAAGAAAAATCACACATCTTATAAGACTAATGACGGTAAACTATTCACCGTACATTATGCATATAAATCTAGTTTAGATGGATACAGTAAAAAACTATTTGATCCATTTTGTCGTTCCGAGAAGTTTCCTTATACAGTCCCAGGTACATCTCATGAAATTCATACAACTCTAGCACAGTTGAATTTCATCAAATGGTGTATCAAAAATAAAATTATAGATTATATTAGCGATCATCGCAAGTCGTTATTTAGTAAACACTCGCAGGTACAACCCGTCCCTCTTCAAATATAAGTGTCTGATAGCCCGTGTAATACATGTGTAAAGAATATGTATTCGAAGACACGTCCACTTTTGTAGTATCCAAGTTTACTTCGATATTCGTTTTATCAGATTGAATTTGACTAAAATCCAAGTTCCCCGATGGCTCCACATTTACAGGATTCATCGAGAAACTATACGTGTAAATATTCCTGATTGGTCTCGACAATCTCACTCTAGATGGGATTAGATATTTATAATAGTTATGATTCGTGTTTGTAACATTAGGTAATTTAGTTCCATTAATAAAGAAAGTTGCATCTTTTAGAATAGGATGGAAAAATGTTAACTGATCATCAAAACTTACGTTCGAAGAAAAGTTGAACCGATTTTGGCATAAATACAACTCTTCATCATTTGTGGGGAGATCGAAAACTTGGGTCTGACCCACATTGTTGTTAAATGTTGGTGAACCCACTACCATTTTCAAACCATCATTTGACATTGACATAGAACCACCACTCCCATTTCCACCCATTTCACGATGTAATCTATCCCATGCGGGTGTACTAGATACATTTATGTAGTTATAAGCCCTTGTACGGTTGGATAATGGTGTACCAACAGCTACCCTAGTTCCAGTATGAGCTTGTTGACCCACCTTTACATTACTTGTTATAGCTACGGATGTACCAGCTTTTTCACCAGCTACTAGTCCGTTGATATCCGGTCCAATTTGACCCCACGCACTCGCGGCCGACGAATAATAGAAGACACTGGCTTGTCCGGAGTCTGTACCACCACCATCATTTTTGGGGGCACCACCGATCATATAGAGACTATCGTTGGAAATATCCACAGACGTTCCAAATTCATCACCCGAGTTTATACCATCAATGTCAGACCCTCTCTGTACCCAAGCAGATCCATTATAGACAAATGCCTTAAGATGTCCCTTACTCGCGTCATGCCCGGGTGCACCAATAGCAACTACCCTATCAGTGCCGTTCGCGGTAACTGGTTCCGAAAGAGATACACACGAACCAAGTAGATCACCACCACCAACACCATCCATGTTTCCACCCAATTGAGTCCATCCAGAGCCAATACTATACG